TTTTTCTGTCAAGTGTTTAACATGGTAAAAAAACAATGCCAAAATAAGCATTACAGGGCGTATCACTCGGTAGGGAAATCCAATTCCTTTAGCACTGAATCTAAAATCTCATCGAGGAAAATCAACTCTTTTTTTTACAGGTGTTTTGATCCCTTTGAAAAAAGAACGCTAAAATGGGCGTTACAGGTGATATCACTCGATAGGGAATTGTATATTATAAGTAGTCATCATAGCATTTTGTGTCGTTATTCCATTTTATGATGCACTCTCCAATATTACCTTGAACATCAACCTCTCTAACTTTGGCTACACGAACTTTAGTAACTTCTCTCTCATAATCTCTTGTTACGATAATCCCAACATCAGTCTTATTATTCCAATGGGCACTGCCCGATACATCATAGAGGCTGTTAACAGAGAACATACCATCAGCACCTCTTATTTGCTTAGTAGGATGAGCCACTAAGAAAGTACATGTCTCAGTTTCTCTATTGAATCTCTTAATCTTGGAAATCAATAATGAAATATGTTCATCTTCTCTAAGGTTATTTCTAGCCGGATTAATCTCGTTATAAGGGTCTATAACCATTCCATCAATTCCAAAGGTTTCTACGCAGTATAAAGCCCGTTCTAGTAGCCAATCTATATCGGGACTATCGCCTGTTTTATCTATAAAGAAGAAATGTTCTTGTATAAATTCTATAGCCTCTAATACTTCAGTCTCACTTGCTCTATTTTTAAAGATATGGTCAAAAGGTTTGTGTGTATACTTTTCTATAAGCCTCTTCAAATTTACCGCTGATGAATGCTCGGGTGAGAAGATGCTGTACTTGAATCCATGCTGTCTTGCTGTCCGCATACAAATATCATAAGTCAAACTTGACTTTCCACAATTAGGTGTACCGGTCATCAATATAAATGAGGGTTTGATAATTTTGAAATATGGATCGAGATTTTTGAAACCACATCCATATCGTTTTTGTGTCTCACCCCGATACAATCCCCAAATATCCTCAGTTAAATCTTTGGCTCTATATACGCCATCTACTTTGCTCATGTTTACTCCTGTTTATTATATTAATTATCCCGCAACAAAATTTTTGTTACGAGGTTTTTTCTTAAAACCGAAACTCTTTATATTAGTATTGTGTGAAGAATCTGCACATTGGATATAATACTGATTCCATGCTTTCAACCCATTACTAGATTTTTTGATTTTAATAAAGCCTTGCTTTTCAAGTTTTTGAATATGGGTGATAACACATCTCCTTGAACAATGGCATAAAGTTGCTATGTGTTCTTGACTTGGATAACATTTGTTGTCTTGGTCAGCATAGTTAGATAACATTAGAAGTATAAGTTTACTTGTTGGATTACCTGTTTTTTGCCTTACCGCCCATGAAAGTGCTTGAAAACTCATGTTACATCATAAAAATCATTCGGTGTTACTTCGCCTTTAGTAGCCTTATAAATAAGTCTCATAGGCTCTGGTTTTGGTATTCTAATACCCATCTTGTACTTATTTATAGTATCGGGAAGTAATCCTGTCATCTCACTAAACTTCGATACAGTAGTATTAGTTGATGCTAAATATTCTGTTAGTTGCATATTTTCTCTCCTTGATTACGATTATAATAATACTTATATGACAAAATATCAAATGACATTTTCGATTTACTTTCATGATTTTATGTCATATTATAACAATAACTTAGTTAGATTTTCACATTAGTTTTTCTAAGTTACTCCTATAAGTTGGGGGGAAGTAAAATGGTTTATTTCCCCTTTTAATCTTTAGGGATCACACAACATGAGGCGTAAAAATGCAATACTTAATACTTAAAAAATATTTCAACAATGGTGATTGGTACATACATAATCAAAAAATAAAATCTGAAACAGATGCACAAATGTTATGCGATACCATGAACAAAATTGAAGATGGGAATACATATACAATAGTAACAATTCCAGAGGAACATAATTTAGAGGTAGTTAATGATGAAAAATAAACTACAACTAGACATGCAAAAATTCCAAGATTTGCAAATAGTTTTGGAACAAGACAAGCAAAACAATCATTTTAGGAATAAATTTACAAGTCTTTATCAAGTACAAAAACAAATACTAGACACAATAAAAGAGCATAAACTAGGATTGATGTTTAGGTTTGAATCCGTTGTACATGAAGATTTTACTACAACCATAAATGTTATTGTTACACATAAAGAGTGTGAGGAAATGTTGGTTAATACTGTACCTTTAGTTTTAAAAGATACAACCAACCCACAGGCTTTAGGTAGTGCGCTGACGTATGCACGTCGCTATATTTTAACACTAACATTTGGCTTATGTGACCAAGAAGTAGATGATGATGGAGAACAGGCTAATGGTCATTCTAATCAGTCTGAAAACTCACAAAATCAACCACAAACAAACAAAAAAACATTTAACTATAGAGGTAATAACTAATGAATGATGCAGTAGAAAAAGCAAATGAGATTGGAAAGATGATGGATGATATTGAAAAAGCACATGGTGTTAATAAGGATCGAGATTTTGAGCCTCTAAATGGAAAGCTATATCATCTTAAAGAACATGTAGAGGGTGGTCTAATAGACAAACCTTTATTTGATGGGAAGATTGATGATGGTAGTCAGTATGGTATTCAATTTAAAGTTATTGAAACCATTGACAGCAAGGGCGGTCAAATCGTATATCTATATCAAAAAATAGGGGCTGTATGGAGTGGTGAGGGTAGACACCCTAACTTACTTATGAGTGGTACTTTAGATTCTGGCGTTATTGATGACCAAGAAAAATCCATATCTATGTGGAAAAATACAAGTGATGATGGACAAGAATGGGTATCAGTAAAGGTAGAAAAGAAATACGAAAAGCCGGAGTAGATATTGTCTGCATACGGCTACATGTTAATTCCTATATCTGCTAAAGATAAATTTATAGCAATTGATGAAATCAACAGAGGTATAGGAGTTAAAACAACAGCACGAGTAACTAGCAAGGATGAAAGTGTGAGGTCTGTTGATATGTGGAGAATCCCAAAAGGGAAAATTTGGGATATCTTCAGGCGGTTAAGTCAAAAAGCAAATCAAGAATTTCAATACGATATTGAGGGTATACAAGATGTTCAATATCTTGAGTACAATGTAGGTGATTATTATGATATCCATTCAGATATTGATAATGGATTAGGTGGCAACAGAAAAATTAGTATGTCATGGACATTAAATGAAGATTACGAGGGCGGTAATCTTAGAATTTATTATGATGGTGAGACCATAAACATTTCTAACAAATCAAACGAGGTTGTCGCCTTTACAAGTTTTATGAATCATAATGTATCAATAATTAACAAAGGTAAAAGAAAGGTATTAGTATGTTGGATAAAAGGCAAGCGTTGGAAATAATAACAAACAATATTGATGGAGTGAGATACTACACTATAAACGATAGACAATATCCATCAGTAACTTCAGTATTAAATTGTAAACCAAACAGGTCATTAGAGAAATGGAGAAAAGATGTGGGTGAGGATGTAGCTGATTATATAGCTAAAACATCTGCTGATAGAGGTACTAAAACCCATGCTTTAATAGAAAGCTATATTAAGGGCGAGAGGGGGCAAGTATTAGATTTATTACCTAATGCTTTGTTCAAAGTTATGCAACCATATATAGATGACATTGATAATGTAGTTTGTTTAGAGGAGGCTCTATGGAGTGATAAATTAAAGATTGCCGGTAGAGTTGATTGTATAGCAGAGTTTAATGGTATTTTATCTGTCATAGATTTCAAAACTTCTAGGGGATCGAGTGAAACACCTAGAAATAGTCACATGATTCAAGCTACTGCTTATGCAGAAATGTACGGAGAAATGTATGATGAAGAAATCAATCAACTTGTAATCATTAAGGGTTGTGAAGATGGGGGTGTACAAATATTTGTAAGGGACAAAAAAAAGTACATAAGAATGTTGCAAGAACATATTAATTATTTTTATAATACAACAGGAGAAAAACATGAGCGAAATAATGAATGATGAAATAAAGAAGTGGTCTAAAGAGACAAAGCAAGTTATAGATAAGCTACAAGAAACCTTAGATTTATCAAAAGCTAGACTTAAATATAATCAAGACTTGTTTAATGAGACAATGCATAAGGCAGAATTTAATCCTGAAACAGCAGTGTTATATATTCAAGCAATGAATAGTTGCATTGAATCTATTAAATCATTACAAGCTTTATTGCATGCTACCCGCATCAGTAAAGAAGTATAAATAAGTTAACACTTTCTACCCTAGATGCTTGACAGATTGTCATAAATAGATTAATATTATTATATGAAATCAAAACAGGAGAAAAACATGATTACATATATATCTAAACATGAAGATGAAGAAAACGGGCAAATGTGGTGGCATGTTATTGATGGTGAAAATCAAGACATATTATCACGTTTTGAAGATGATAGTGAGGGCATGCAAGATGCAGTATTAGATAGCATGTGGTATGGCTACTATGATGGAGCTGTTAAACAAGGTTTATCATCAGAAAATGCTAGACATCATGCAGACAAAGTAATGACTTTTCATAAAGATTTAAAACACAACTTAGGAGTTACACAATGAAATTACTTACAAAAGAAATTATTAAAAAACTAAATAAGAACGCATTTATAGATGAATCATTAGATTCAATCATGGATAAAAAACCTGTAGCAAAATTATTTAATCCTACAGGTATAGGCAGATGGTGGTTATGGTCAATTCAAGATGGCGTTTTCTTAGGAATTGCAGAACTACAAGAAAGAGAAATGGGATATTTTACTCTTGATGAACTTGAATCTTTCAAGGGTACATTGGGTATACCAATAGAAAGAGATAAATATTATTCAGCAGACAAAACTTTTAACGAATTATTGAACGGAGAAAAATAATGATAGACATTACAAAAATAATTAATGAGGCAAAAAACAGATGTATTATGTTCAAGGGTGGTAAACTTCCTAAAGAAACATATACTGAGACAGATTATCATAGCGATGTTCAATTGATCGAACATTTCGAGAGATGGAGGGAGAAATAATGGATATTTACACAATGTTAACAGTACAAAAAATGTATAAAGATGAAGATATAGATTTTGATAAATGGTTAAAGTCTATGATAGAAGAATTAGAGATACACGAAGATGAGCGATACAAAGAACAACATAGACAAACCTAGTCATTATACAACAGGTGAAATTGAGTGCATTGATGCTATTAAGTCTTCAATGAGCAAACAAGAATTTGTTGGATTTCTAAAAGCAAATGCAATTAAATACCTTTGGAGATACGACAAAAAAAGCAAACCATCTGAGGATTTAAAAAAATCAGTTTGGTTTATTAATAGACTAATACAGGAGATAGAACATGAGTAGAAGTCAAAAAGCATGGGATTACTTTGTAAAAAAAGGTAAGACTACTAATCGTGAGATAATTGACAAGTTCAATTTGAATCATGGAATCAGTGATATCATTCTTCATAAGAGGAGAGATGGTCATATCGTAGAAAGTGAAAGAAAAGAGAAACGTGTTAATGGAGAATATATTCATTGGACAGTTTATAAATATGGAGGTCTTGATGTTTAATAAATTTGCAGAAATATGTGATTTAATACCCGATACAATTAAGATGGTTATAATAATAAGTATTATAGCTATATTTTGGGATATTGTGCTATAGTACAGTTTCTAGTATTACAGAAACATTTTCCTGAATTGAGATATTTTTGGAAATACTAGAACTCCTGTTAAACCCCTGAGAAGCGATTTTTGGGGGTTTTTTTTATTTATAATACTTCACTAGCAGAAAAACTAATTCCGTAGATTGACAGGTGATTTGAACTCCACATAAGTTCGTTTGCATCCATTCGCATAACCGCTTTTGTACTTGAATAAACTACAGTTGAATTATCAAGTAATGCAGTCTTAATAGGGGGTTCGATTTTAAGAGTTGCATTACCTGACCCGTCTGTTGAAATATCATCAATTATCATATGCAACCTAGAAGATGCTCCGCTACCAAATTGGACATAATCCCCTTTTGCAAATGCTTTAGATTGAGATGCATTTAAACCATCTACTGTAATATCATATGCCCCAACAGAATGGTCATCCTTAACTTTCATTGTGCCGGTTGCAGTACCTTTTATACTTTTTGCATCTGGATCCCCAAGCAGAAATGTTCCTTTTCTTCCATGTAATTGCATGAAAAAAGATTGCCATGCTCCCGCATCTTCTCTTTTCATTGGTGGTAGAGTTACCACTGTTGACCATTTTGCCCCTTGAAATTCCGAGACTTGTTGAGAATAAGTAAAGGGTGATTCAGAAAACGCAACGGATCTATTAATTCGCCATTCACTAGTTGTAAAATTACTAGGACTTGTAGGCATTGTCAGAGGGTAGACCGGTAAACTCATTTATTATGCTCCAAATGTTTTAGCAAATGCACCACCACGAGAACGCTGTTCTGCTACGGCACTTACTGTTTGTTGTTTAATGACAGGTAATAAATTCATAACTTCCGCTCTAACAGTTGGCACAACGCCTGTAGAGAATGATATGTTTTGAGTTACATTAACACCACCGCCTCCATTAGGAATTATTGTTCCGGCTGTTCGTGGTATAAATGTTTCAGCTCCTTGTTCACCTACTGTATAGGCTACACCGGGTGCTACAAATCCTCCGCTAGCACGCCCTGATAATGACATACCGCTGAACGGCTCATCCGGTACTGTGCTTGGTGTACTAGCACCTTGACCGGTTATAATATTACCTAATCCACCTAATATGACATCTAAAATTCCGCCACCACTTCTAGCTGCGCTTTGTCTTGCATCATCTATTGCCCCTCTTATTCTTCTTAATATTGGCTCAACAATTAATAATTGTACTATTAAAGATGTTACTTGAGATATTACATTTTGGAATATACCAACCATAGCTGTTTTAAAATCTTGCCCTTTAGCAATAGCATCTCCAAACGCATCTGAAATTGATTGCCCCGCATCATCAAAAATATCTTTATATGCTATTGTTACCTCATTTAATTCATCAAACAATTTCTTTTGCTCTTTAGTCATAGTCGTTAAATCTTTGGTTTGGTCTCTTAAACCTTTAGCACCTCTAATTCTTAAATCGTAAACTTTAGCAATTGCCTTTTCCATTTTTTCTTGTTCGATCAATAATTTATTTTGTTCGATTACATCTTCATTCATACCCTCTAAGGCTTTTTCCATAGTAACGTAAGCTGCGACCGCTCCGCCAATCCTTAAAGCTAAACCAATAAACCCACCACTAAGTGCAGCGTTCAATACAACGGTTGTTTTCAATC